AAGCCCAGCAGCAGCTACGCCGACGAAGGCACGCTCCTGCATGACACTATAGCCACCATATTAGAGCGTGACCTTGATCCGTACAGCATGGTCGGCACCACCTATGAGAAGACCGTGCTGACTGAAGCACTGGTTGATGACAAGCTGATACCCGCGCTGCGTGCGCTGGACGAGATAGACCCCAAGGGGGAGATGGAATATGCGGTTGAAAGCCGGGTTGGTTTTGGTGATTTTCTGCCTGACGTTTTTGGTTCTACCGATCTTCTTGGTCGCATGGGTGATCGAGCGGTCGTTCTGGATTGGAAGTTTGGCGATGGCGTGGCTGTCGAAGTCGAGGAAAACAGCCAGCTACTCTTCTACGCTGCGGCGGCTAAACGCACGGCGGATACGGCTTGGGCTTTCGAGGGCGCAAAAGAAGTCGAACTAATCATTGTACAACCACCGTTCGTCAAGCGGTGGGTGACTGACCTTGCACGCGTTGACGCGTTTGAGAAAGAACTTGCCGCCGCCGTTAAGATTGCCATGCGCCCAGACGCGCCGTTGGCGTCAGGCGACCATTGCAAGTGGTGTGCGGCCAAGCCCATTTGTCCTGTGATGACAGGCGCGGTAGACCGCGCACTGAAAGCCAAGATGGACGCGCTGCCGGTAGACCAGATTGCACACTATCTGGAACAGGCGCCGCTGATTGAGGCGTTCATCAAGGATTTGCAGCAGATGGCGCACAACCTTCTGGAAGAAGGCCGCAAAGTCCCCGGCTGGAAGCTGGTCAACAAACGCGCCACAAGACAGTGGACAAATGAGGATAAGGCTGTAGCCTTCCTGACAGGCGTTGGTGTAGAAGCATGGGGTGACCCCAAGCCGCTGTCGCCAGCCCAAGCGGAAAAGGCTTTGAAGAAAGCCAAGATAGAATTGCCGGCGGACTTAGTTGTCGCCGTCTCAACAGGCTCTACCCTTGCGCCGGAGAATGATCCTCGGCCAGCGGTTTTGCAAATCGGACAGACGCTTACCAAAGCTATGTCTAAAATCCAGTAACAGAAAAGGTACAATACAATGTCGAATATCACTACTTTTGGCGGCGCTAACTTGCCGTCCGTTCAGTCCCTCTCCGGCGCTTTGCGTTCCATCCAATCGGAAGTTGCGCCCGGCGGCACAGTCATCCTAAAGATGGACAAGACAGGCCATTGGGTTTTCGGTGCAGACCAGACCGAAGTCGAAGACGGCAGCCTGTGGGCCGCTAATCCGTTTTCGTTCGTGCATGGCTACATCGCATGGGGTAACGGCGAAGTGCTGGCTGAAAAGCTGGTGCCAGTGTCAGAGCCGCTGCCAGAGTTGGAACCAGCGCCATCAGGCGCAACGCGCGGCTGGGAAATGCAAGTCGGCATGATGCTGGTCTGCACCAACGGCGAAGACAAGGACATGCAGGCGCGCTTCACGGCTACATCAGTCGGCGGCAAACGCGCTGTGCAGGCATTGGCTGTTGCCATCGCCGATCAGGTGGACAAGGACCAGACTAAGCCTGTGCCGTTGCTCTCGCTGTCGTCAGAGCATTACCAGCACAAGACCTATGGCCGCATCTATACGCCTATCTTTGACATCACCGATTGGGTGTCGATGGATGCAAATGCAGTTGAAGAGACAGAGGATGCGGAGTTGGAAGTCGCCGCTGAACCTGAAGCCGCTGAAGGTGCGCGTCGTCGTCGTCGCGTAGTTTAAGGGGTGCGAAAGCCGGGGTGATCCACCACCCCGGCGAGTAGCAGAAGAGTGAGAACTTCTATGTCTAAATTATGGGTTGATTTTGAGACGCGCAGCCGTTGCGACCTTCGCAGCCGCGGCGTGTATAATTACGCGCAGGACGCCAGCACAGACGTGCTGTGCATGTCCTACGCATTTGATGACGAAGACGTGCGGACGTGGCTTCCTAGTGAGCCTTTCCCGCAAGCCGTCAAGGATCATAAGGGGCTGGTATACGCGCACAACGCAGCGTTCGAGCGCCTGATATTCTGGTATGTCCTTCAGGTCGATTTCAAGCTGGAGCAGTTCTACTGCACCGCAGCGCAAGCCCGCGCCAACTGCGCGCCGGGTAGCCTTGAGGATGTGGGCCGCTTCGCTGGCGCGACCATGAAGAAAGACCATCGCGGCGGTCAACTGATCCGCTTGCTGTCCATCCCGCAATCAGACGGCACGTTCCGCGAGGACGCGACGCTGATGCAGGAGATGGTTGACTATTGCGAACAGGACGTTCGGGCCATGCGCGCCATCGCGCAGGCGCAGCGTCCGCTGTCTGCTGAAGAGTTGGCCGACTATCACACCAATGAACGCATCAACGACCGTGGCGTGTTGCTCGACAGACCGCTGGCGCTGGCCGCTGTGCGTTACGCCCAAGAAGAGATGGTTGAGATACAGGACATCGTCGCAGAGGTGACGCACGGCGAGATTAAGTCCGTCCGCAGCCCCAAGATGAAGGCGTGGGTGCTGGACAGGGTAGGGCCGCAGGCCGTGGCCGTGGCAACTGTGATGAAGGATGGCGTTGAGAAGCTGTCCATTGACAAGAACGTGCGTGCTAACCTACTCGTGCTGGCGGAGGAAAACCCTGATGAAGTTCCGGCGGAAGTTGCAGAAGTCATCCAGTGCGCGGACGATCTCTGGGCATCGTCCGTGGCAAAATTCCAGCGTGCCGCGGCGCTTGCTGATGAGGAAGATTTTCGAGTTAGAGGAGCATTTGTATTTGCAGGAGGCAGTGCTACTGGCCGCGCTTCATCATTTGGGCTTCAGGTCCACAACTTCCCAAGAAAGTGTGCCGACGACCCTGCATTAGTGCGGCAGGCTATGGTGCGCGGGCACCAGATCGTGCCTGAGCATGGCCGCCGCGTGACGGACGTGCTGAAAGGTATGCTACGCCCTGCGCTGATGGCCGACAAAGGCAAGCGGCTGGTCGTCGCCGATTGGGCTGCCATTGAAGCGCGGGTGACGCCGTGGGCGTCGAACAGCATCTTTGGTGTGAACAAGCTGGACATCTTTGCCAAGGGTGAGGATGTCTACAAGCACAACGCTATGGCGACCTTCCATGTCGGCTATGACGAAGTCGATAAAGACCAGCGCCAGATCGGGAAGGTTCAAGAGTTGGCGTGCGGCTTTGCAGGCGGCGTCGGTGCGTTCGCCAGCATGGGCCGCATCTACGGCTTGCTGATGTCGGAGAGCGACGCGAAGCGCATGGTGGACGCATGGCGCAGGGCTAACAAGTGGGCTGTGCCTTACTGGTCTGGCCTTGAGGACACCTATATGCGCGCCATGCGGAACAAGGGCCGTGAGTTTACCATTGGCCGCGTCACATATTTATTTGATGGATTGCATCTTTGGTATGCGCTTCCGTCTGGACGTGTGTTATGTTATCCTTTCGCCCGTTTCGACGAGGAAGGCAATCTGACCTATGCCAAGGCTTCATGGAAGCCAGCCGCAGACGCTAAGGAATGGCCTAGGGCGCGGCTCTGGCGCGGTCTGGCGTGTGAGAACATCACGCAGGCTGTCGCTAACGACTTGCTGCGCCACGCCTTGCGTCGATTGGATAACGTAGTGTTGCACATCCACGATGAAATCGTCTTGGAAGTGCCAGAGGATGAAGCCGAAGCCGCCGCAGCGCGGCTGGTGCAGATTATGTGTGAGCCGCCACCTTGGGCGTCGGGTTTACCCCTGAACGCAGAAGTGGCAATAATGGAACGATACGGCAAATAGAGGAGCAAGCGATGAGTGAGGATCGCACGAAATTTATAGAGTATATAACCGGATTGGCGACGGACAACGTCGGCGAGACAGCTTTAGTTGTGCGGCAGAAGCCGCAGCATGACAGCGACGGCAACATGATATTCCACGCAGACGGCGCGCCGAAGGCCACCTTCCCTGCGTTCCTGCCAGAAAAGACCCGCATGAAAGAAGGCGAGGCATGGTATGTCAACACAGGTTCGTTCATCGTTGGCCGCTTTGTAGACGGCAAGCCAGCCGCCAAGTCCAGCAACGTCGAGTATGTGTTGTTTATGATGCTGGATGATGTCGGCACTAAGTCAAAGACGCCGCCGCTTGACCCGACATGGATACTGGAAACCAGCGAAGGTTCGTTCCAGTGGGGCTACGCGTTCAGCGAACAGCCCCGCAAGGGCGACTTCTGCGCTGCCATCAAGGCCATTGCGGACGCTGGCTACACCGATCCGGGCGCGACTAACGCCGTCCGCAACTGCCGCATCCCCGGCAGCGTCAACCTGAAGCAAGGGCGCAATAACTTTCCTGCGCGTCTGGTATCGTTCAACCCTGAGCGTGAATATACGCTGGATGAAATCTGCAAGGCGCTGGACGTTACGCCAGAAGAAGGCGACACAGCCGAATATAAAGCCGTGCAGTTGCGCGACAATGGGCTTGACAACGTCCTCACATGGCTTGCGGACAACAACCTAGTCCTTAGCCATCCTAACGCTGACGGCTGGTGCGGCATCGTCTGCCCTAACCATGAGCAACACAGCGACGGCATGGTCGAGGCGCGCTACAAGCCGCTCGACCGCTCGTTCTGCTGCTATCATGGGCATTGCCAAGACTTAGACAGCCGCACCTTTCTTGATTGGGTAGCCAATGAAGGTGGCCCGAAGGTAACGCCGGGCTTGCGTGATGAACTAATCGCAGAGCGTCTGGCGTCGATGTATGAGAAAATCGCGCCGACCGAAGCCTTCCCCGATGAGGCCGCAGCGCGTGTGCGTGAGGTCGAGAAAAAAGAAGCAGGACGGCTGGAACAATCTGAATGGTTCGAGCGTTTCGCATACATCCAGTCCGACGATAGCTATTTCGACATGGTGACGCGTCAGGAGATAGCCCGCAACGTCTTTAACGCGTTGTTCCGTCACGTTGACTGCCGTTCCATCCACAAGAAGACAAACCGCGTGCAGGCGTCCATCTATTTTGATGAGCGCCGTCAGGATCGCGGCGCCCCTGCGCTGTCGGCTGTGACGTTCGCCGCTGGCGATGACGTGCTGGTGACGCGTGACGGGCTTGTCTACGGCAATCGCTGGACAGACGGACGGCCTGATGTGTCGGGCAGCGACAAGATTGCAGACCATGACGTTGAGCCTTGGCTAGAGCATTGCCGCAGTCTGGTGGCGGATGATGTCGAGTTAGACCACATCCTTGACGCTATGGCGTTCAAGATACAGCACCCTAGCGTCAAGATTAACCATGCCATCCTGATTGGCGGCGATGAAGGCGCTGGTAAGGACAGTATGTTCCAGCCGTTCCTGTGGGCGCTTGGCGGCAAGCATTGGCGCAACAGGTCAGTCATTGAGGCTGGCGGGTTGGACAGCCAGTGGGGTTATGCGCTTGAGGCTGAAGTTGTCATCTTGAACGAGTTGAAGGAGCCAGAGGCACGCGAACGCCGGGCGATGGCTAACAAGCTAAAGCCGCTCATCGCTGCGCCGCCTGAGACGCTGTCGGTCAACCGCAAGGGTATGCACCCCTATGATTTGGTCAACCGCCTGATGGTGATTGCCTACACGAACGATCCGCTGCCTATCACGCTGCCGACGCAAGACCGCCGCTGGTTCTGCGTGTGGACGCGCGCGCCGCGTATGACGCCGACCGCAGCCAAAAAGCTGTGGGGCTGGTATGAAAGCGGCGGCTATGAGAAGTGCGCCGCTTGGCTGCATCAACGTGACGTGTCGGCGTTCAACCCTGCGGCTGCGCCGCCAGTGACCGAATGGAAGCTAAACATGGTCGAGCATGGCATGAGCGTTGCGGAAAGCTATCTTGTGGACATGATGCGCGAAAGGGCTGGTGTGTTTGCCAATGGTGTCATTGGTGGGCCTTTCCACCGCATCTGTGACGCGCTGGCGATTAACGTCCCTGCTGGCGTCAAGATACCACAGGCGGCGCTGCTTCATGCGCTCAAAGAAGCTGGCTGGGTTGACATGGGCCGGATCGGTTCGACTGAATATGTGACCAAGAAACATATCTTTGTCGCGCCAGACGTGAAAAAAGGGAACAAATCAGACTTGCGCCGCTTGGCGGAAGACTTGCCTAAGTCGAGCATCATGCCGTCGATAGGCAAGAATTGACAACCATTTGGTTGCAATGATATATGGATAGGGTCGGTGATGCTCCGCTGACCTTTTTAAGCCCCCTGCGTCCTCACTCCGCAGGGGGCTTTTTATTATTTCTTTTCCCGTATCTCCAGCCCACGCGCATCCAGTGCGGCGCTCAATGATGGCGCACAACTTTCGATGACAGCATCGGCCCACCCAGCCTGTTTCATTACCTCTACCAGCGGGTCAGCTTCAATATCGGTATTCCGATAACGCTGAACCTGTGCATTTTTTGCACCAGTTGCCGCTGTGATAATGTGACCTCTGGCCTCCCGCGCCACCTTGAGCGCATCGGTCCGGGGTTGGCGGAGGGCGGCTAGGATTACGTCAGCGTTCTCACGAACCCATGCCGACAGTTCCCAGTCTGTCTCATCAATGAAATCAATAAATTGTTCGGCTAGTGCGGGTTCTTCACATCCATGCCTAACTTCGCGTTCCTGCTTCTTGTCGTCTGTCATATCTCATCCTTTAATGCTTTTTCTGCGTCTTCGATCAATTCAATGGGCGGATAGCGCAAGTAAGACACATGGTCCTTGCCTATCACGCCCAGAAATTCCAGATATTCCATCAAGCGGTAGGCTAAGGTTTCGCCTGCGCGTTCGATGTATCGGTCGGGCAGTGCCAATTCGTCGTCCTCATCGTCGTCGTCTGTCATGCTGCTAATTTCCTTTCGCATGGGTTGCATATTTCGCCTGTCGTGCGCCTGAACAGGCGGCAGCGGGGGCATTTGTCGCCATTGGCGGGGAACCACATCGCAGCAACGCGCGGCAGTTCAGGGTCGGGGCGCTCGGCTTCATGCGCTGCTGGCGGAAACTTGTCGCCCATGACGATGCACACGCCTTCAATGCCGCTGGTCTTGCACATTGCAGCCATGTCGGAATTGCGGGCGAACAGCCCTGCCGTTGTCGGGTCGTCGGTATACAGCATGATGCTGCTATCCTCTTGCTCCGTCACACGACCAAGGCGGCGCTGTTCTTCGCCAGCCAACAGCGCAGCGCGTCTGGCTAAACGCATGACTGCGCCCCATTCGCTTATATTGGTCATTTGCTCTGCCCCTCTGTGTCGTGCAGCACTTCCACACGCCATTTCAAATCGGCATAGCCGCGCTTCCCGCCGTTGCCGTCTGCGAAGGGTTTAGCTGCTTCAATCCGTCGGCCTTCGCTTTCGGCTTCATGCTGCGTATTAAATCCGTCAAACAGCGTAAACTTGCGCGCGTCGTGTCCGCCGCGATATTCGCAGACAAGGGCATACGGCATACCTAACTTAGCAAGCGTTTCAGGTGTCACTTGGCGTTCTGTGGCTTTCATTTGCTTACATCCATCTAGTTATGAAGGTTACGCCGCCCACAGTGCGGCACTTGAAGGCTCTGCCCTTACGGATGCCGTATTGTGACACGTTGCGACTAATGCGCTTGGCATCACCCTTCTTGGTGGCTGGCATGGTGGCGCTCTCGCCTACTTCTAGCGTTCCCATTGGGTAAATCATTGGTCTAGGCATTTGCTTTGCTCCTTTTCGCGTTCTGCGCGGCGTTCCGCGAATGTCTTGCCGTCTAGTCCGCGCAGCGGCCATGCGCTGTCGGATGATACACGGTGGTTCCGGCCCATAGGGGCGGCTTGCTGTGGTTTAATCATGTGTCTGTCCTTTACAGTTCGATTGTAGTTGTCGGCTTGGGCTTGCGGTCGTTCATCCTATCCAGCCAATAGGCTTGCTCAGGCCCATAGGACCGCGCTGCATGGTATTTGAACAGCGCCAAGGCCAGCGGGTCGTGCCCCTTGTGCTTGTGCGTCACAATCAGCGGCGATGGTATCATGGCGGCTAGGTCTGTCCGCCGTGCGCGGTGGCGCGATGTGGCTTCGTCTATATCCTCTATGTCGCGCAGCGTCAGGCGTAGGTTGTGTTCGCGGTTGATGTGCTGCAACACTGCGCTTCTGTCGCTGATATAGCCGCACAGGTGCTTTATTTGCTTGCGGACGGCGTATTCCATCAGCTTTTGTCCCGCTTGCGGTATTTGCCTGTCAGCGGATCGCGCAGGATGCCGTTGCGCTTCCAGAATAGCAATTCGCTTGTGTCGCGCATCCACATGGCTTGCCATAACTGGCGGTCCAAATGCGTCCGCCATAGGACAAACAGTGTTATGGCTTCCAGAGCCAGCAGTGCAATGATTGCGATTTGATAATGGTTCATTGGTCAATCCTCCAGTAGTAAAGTTAATAGGAAAAGGGCGGCTCCAGCGATTACCGCAATCATTTGGCCTCTAGTTGCGCAGCTAAGGTGTTGGCTTGTTCCATCCAGCGGTCAAGCCGTGCGTTTAGTTCGTCAATCTCGCGCTTGGCATCGTCAAGTTGTTCGTCAACGCCTATCAGGCGCTCCAGACGCTCCAGCAGGATAAATTCTAATTCGGTGCGGACGTTTTCCGATGCGTAGTGCGACAATTCGCAGTCGTTCAACATGCGGAGATAGTTGCGGTCTTGTGTCATGTTATGCTCCTTTTGCTTTTGCGATTACTTCGCGTGCATTACGTAATATCTGGCGGCGGTCTTCTTCTGACATTGCATGGTGCGTTGCCATTTCAACCATGTCCTCTAGCGCTTGCAGCAGCAGCGGCGCGGCTTCATATTCGTCCATGTTATGCTTCCCTCACTGTTTTAATGATTGCGTAGATTGATAGGGCGCCAACGCCCCAAAAGAATGTGATGATTGCTATGTGGGCTATCATTCGTCCTCGTCCTCTTCCCATTCGGTCCAATAGCTGTCACCCTCGCCATCGCCGTAAAGCTCATCAAATTCGGCCTCTGTCATGGGCAAACAATCGTCTGAGCAGTAATGCTCACAGCCGCCGTTGATAACATAGCCCTCGTTCATGCCAGCGCCGCAAGCGGTGCATTGTCGTGCGTGAGTCATGTTACTTTGCCCCCTCAATATTCATGGTGGCGCATTGCAGCGCGAATGGTTGTGTAGCTATATGGCGCACCGTCGCGTGTATGCGTCGCGCCGCTTGATTTAAGGCTATCGGTCATCATCCGCGCAGCGCGGTCTTTGGTTGGCGCATAGCCAAGGAAGTGTATCATCTCGCGGTAAAGGCCTTCGTCATTGTTAAGCCAAAGCGATACGTTCCAATGGTTCCAGTTTTTGTGTCCGCTATACATAGTTTCTCACTCCTATTGATTGTTGTTAAGCGTAGCGGTTGGCGCGGTGTTGCGCCGCTAATTCGCGCTTGAATTGCTTAGTGTAAGTGCCGTTGAATTGGCGCATGGTTTGAAACAGTCTATCGACCTTGGACTTGGCAGCTTGCCAGCGCGGGTCCGCTTTGACGCTATCGGGCGTCAAGCCCATTGGCCGGGGCGCATCGCCGGCTAACTCATTTGTGAGCGCCTTGAGCGCATCGGTTGCGTTGCTCAATTCGGCATTGATTGCATCGCGCTGTTGTGTGGCTGTTGTGAAGTCGGTCATGCGATTGCCCCTTTAAATGCGTTTATAACGTCTGCGCCGTTGCCAAGCGTAAAGACATGAACGCGGCAATCGCGGCATCCATGAACGTCTGTTAGCGTTGCGATAACCCGTTGCGCTTGTTCCAAGCTGGCAATGCCAGCCGTTTCGGACACTAAAAGCGTTTCGTCGTCGCTATGCGGCGGCTTGCCCCAAATGATATATTCGCGGTTCATGCTATTGCGCCTGTAAAGACGGCGATTGCCAACAATGCTTTTGCGACGATAGCGACAAATGCGATTGCGTGAATGTTGAAGTCTAACTCTGTCTGTATCATGGTGTCTCACTCCATTGCGTTGTTGATGCCCTCTTATCTACCCTCTTTCGCATAGTGTCAAGCAACAAAATGTGTTGCACTAAAAAAAGATTTTAGGTCCTCTAAAAATAGTCATTTGGCCTAAAATGATAGCCTAACTTTTGCCTAGAAAATGACTATTTTTGCCAAGCGATATTTGGCGCGAAAATTGTTAGGCGAAAAGTTAGGCGAAATAGTCAAAAGTTAGGCTATGAAAACAGCCTAAATTGCCTAGGAAAAAGTCAAGGGTTTCTGCGCTTCACCGAGGATTCTAGGCTATCTAGGCTATGGAATGTTAAGTTAGTTTGAGAAAAGTATATAATTAACCTATATGGTTAAAATATAACTTTCTAGAGAACGACTCCCAAATCGATTGCCTAGATCGCCTAGATGTTTAACAATTGTAAACTTTCCCTGTCATGACCACGCAGTCATGACCACGCAATCGGTCATGACTCACGCAGTCATGGCGTCATGATTTACGCAGTCATGACATGCAATCGCATAGCCTAGAACGCCTATGTTGCAGCGCAGCATAGCTAGCCAATATGTTTTTTACTGACACTGTTGTAAGCCAAAAGGGAAAGGCCAACCGAAAATCTACGCTATAGAACAAAGCCAGAACGCGTCGAGCAGGGGGGTGGGGGGTAGAGGGCCGAGCGCCGCGTGACTGTCACGGGCACGGTACGCAAACAATTTTTATTTTTTTTGCAAATTAAAATGCAACACACTATAGTACGCCCAATGACTTTCTACTCACTGCCATTTACACCTGAGCGGACGCAGGCCACCGAGGCGCGGCTGGAGGCAATCTATGAAGCTGCCCGCTATGGCCTGAAGGGTGACAGTCTGGCGATGGCCGCTGGATTGACCCCGCGGCAGTTCCGCGTGCTGGCCGACGCAGACCCGCTGGTCGAGATGGCTGAGATCAAAGGTCGCAGCGACGGCGAATACACAGCGGCTAAGACCATGTACGAAGCGGCGCGCGATGGCGACAGCAAGGCTGCGCTGGAGATACTCAAGCATCAGCACGGCTGGGTAGCCAAGCAGCAGATCGACGTGAACATCGACCAACAGATAAGCATTACAGGCGCGCTGGAAAAAGCACAGTCGCGCGTCATCGAGGGGCTGTACACTGAACTGCCCCAGCTAGAGGATAACACACATGCAGCAGCCGATATATTCAGCGCAAGACGAGATGGAATTGATGGCGCGGCTGTGGTCGCCCACACTAAAGGATGACCCCCTAGCATTTGTGCTGTACACATTCCCGTGGGGCCAAGCAGGCACACCGCTGGAACATTTCCCCGGACCGCGCAAATGGCAGCGCCAGATACTTGGTGACTTGCGTGACCACATCAAGGCGAACAACGGCAAGGTTGACTTCGACACGGCGCGGCTGGCGATTGCGTCAGGACGCGGAATCGGCAAGTCCGCATTAGTGTCATGGCTTACGATATGGATGCTCTCCAGCAGAATCGGCTCGACCACCATCGTGTCGGCAAACTCCGAAGCGCAGCTACGCAGCGTAACATGGGCAGAAATTACCAAGTGGCTGGCAATGTCGCTTAACAGTCACTGGTTCGAGATAGCCGCCACACGCATCATGCCAGCCAAGTGGCTAACGGAACTGGTCGAGCGTGACCTGAAGAAAGGCACGCGCTACTGGTCAGTCGAGGGCCGGCTGTGGTCGGAAGAAAACCCCGACGCCTACGCGGGTGTCCACAACTTCGACGGTGTGATGCTGATCTTCGACGAAGCCAGCGGTATCCCTGACAGCATATGGTCAGTGAGTGATGGTTTCTTCACAGAGAATACGCCGCACCGCTTCCATCTGGCGTTCTCCAACCCGCGGCGTAACACAGGCTATTTCTACGAGACGTTCCACAGCAAGCGGGCGTTCTGGACAACACGCACAATCGACGCCCGCGATGTCGAGGGTACAGACAAAAATCTGTACCAGCGCATCATCGACGAGTATGGGCCAGACAGCTACCAAGCCAGTGTCGAAGTCTACGGTAACTTCCCATCAGAAGGCGACGATCAGTTCATCGGCAGCAATCTGGTCGATGACGCCATGAAGCGCCCGCCCATCAAGGACGACAGCGCGCCCATCGTCATAGGGGTAGACCCAGCACGTTTCGGGGCGGACGCTACCGTCATCGCCATACGGCAGGGCCGTGACATCTTGGAACTGCGGCGTCACCGCGGTGCTGACACGATGGAAGTGGCAGGCTACGTCATCGACGCCATAGAACAGTTCAAGCCAGCGCTGGTCTGCATCGACGAAGGCGGCCTAGGCGCAGGCGTCGTGGACCGACTGAAGGAACAGCGGTACAAGATACGCGGCGTGAACTTCGGCAACAAAGCCAAGAACCAGATCATGTGGGGTAACAAGCGCGCGGAGATGTGGGGTTCCATGCGAGATTGGCTCAAGACGGCGCACATCCCGTCGGATCGGTTCCTGAAGACAGACCTCATCAGCCCGCGCACCAAGCCGGACAGCAAGGGTACGCTGTTCCTCGAAAGCAAGAAAGATATGAAGTCACGCGGGCTAGCGTCACCTGACGCAGCGGACGCCATAGCGGTGACATTTGCCTTTCCTGTGGCATCTAGAGACCCACGACAAGGACGCGTTGACAGACGCTCCTCAAGCGGGTATTCTCCCGCTGGATATTCTACATCTTGGATGGGCAGCTAGTGGCAGACAAGAAAAAATCAGTGTCATTGTCCGTTGGCAGAGGCGAGAAATTGCCTGTGTCAAAGGGTGCGGGCCTGACTGCCGCTGGTAGAGCGAAATATAACGCTGCAACAGGCAGCAAATTGAAGGCTCCAGCGCCGAATCCGAAGACAAAGGCTGACGCAGGACGCAAAGCGTCGTTCTGCGCCCGCATGGGGGCTGTTGCAGCCAAAGCAAAAGACGGCGAACGCGCCAAAGCTAGTTTGAAAAGGTGGAAATGCCCATGAAAAAGGGTCTATATGCCAACATTCACGCCAAGAAAGAGCGGATCGCCGCTGGATCAGGCGAGAAAATGCGTAAACCGGGCGCTAAAGGCGCCCCCACAGCCAAGGCTTTTAAAGAAAGCGCCAAAACAGCCAAACCAGCTAAGAAGGGTAAGTAAATGCGATCCAAAAAGCCACCTATGCGCGAAAACATTTCGTCGCGTCCGACCGACAGTTCTGGACGCCGCGCAACAGACGCTGACTTAGGTTTGAGCGCCGCTGGCGCCGCCGCCGCCCGTGCGCGCGCAGCCGAAAAGATTTTAGCGCGTGAAGGTACAACAAGTGCAGCCGGCGGACGCCCAGCGGTTAAAACACTACCTAAAATTGCGCCGGCTGAAAAGCGAACTTTACCTAACAAACCTAACAAACCGGCTGAAAAGCGAACTTTACCTGCCAAATCCAACCAACCGGTTGAAAAGCGAATTTTACCTTACAAACCTGTACAGAAACCTGTACAGGTCACACGCACAACCGTGAACATGAAGCCAACACCGGCGAAGAAGAAATAAAATGCCTTTGGTCAAGTCGCCCAGCAAAGCCGCGTTCCGCAAGAACATCAAGGCCGAGGTAAACGCCGGAAAACCTGTCAAACAGGCGGTCGCAATCGCGTATAGCGTGAAGCGTGAAGCCGCCAAAAAAGGTAAAAAGTAACCACAATGGCTGATCCGACAGGTATTAACAAAGTAGGCGACGTAGCTGACCGCGGTAGCGATCCAGCGAACACTCGCGGTGACCCTGATACAATGGCAACTATGCGCCATCGGCTACAGATGTCGATGGCCGCCTATTCGGACAGCCGTGAAGACGAACTGGACGACCTTCGGTTCATGGCCGGCAGCCCTGACAACCAGTGGCAGTGGCCTGCTGACGTGTTGGCGACCCGCGGCGCGGTGCAAGGCCAGACAATTAACGCGCGTCCCTGCTTGACAATTAACAAATTGCCGCAGCACGTCCGTCAGGTGACGAACGAACAGCGTCAGAACCGCCCTGCGGGCAAGGTAATACCTGTTGATGATAACGCTGACATTGAAGTGGCAGCAATCTTCGACGGCGTCGTGCGGCATATCGAGTATATGTCCGACGCTGACGTAGCCTACGACACAGCCTGTGATAACCAAGTCACCTACGGTGAAGGTTACATCCGTCTCATTACGGAATACTGCAACGAAGAGACTTTTGACCAAGACGTGCGGATTATGCGCGTCCGCAACTCGTTTAGCGTCTACATGGACCCTACGATCCAAGACCCATGCGGCGCAGACGCTGAATGGTGCTTTGTCACGCAGGACATGACTAAAGACGAGTATGAGCGCGAGTTTCCAGACGCAACGCCTATTTCGTCAATCCTGTCAACCGCTGTCGGCGATGAAAGCATGTCGGCATGGCTGGACGAAGACACTATCCGCGTTGCGGAGTATTTCTATTACAAGCGCAAGCGCGAAACGCTGAATCTGTATCCAGATAACGTCACTGCGTTCAAAGACACGCCGATGGATAAGCAACTGCGCGCCATGTACGGCAAGCCTGTCCGCAGCCGCGAAGTAGACCGCAAAAAAGTCATGTGGATGAAAACCAATGGCTATGACGTGCTAGACGAGCGCGAGTGGCCGGGCAGTTGGATACCTGTCGTGCGCGTCGTAGGCAACGAATTTGAGGTTCAGGGCCAGATTTACGTATCTGGTCTGGTGCGTAACGCCAAAGACGCACAGCGTATGTACAACTACTGGACCAGCCAAGAAGCAGAAATGCTGGCGCTGGCGCCAAAAGCACCCTTTATTGCCTATGGCGGTCAGTTCGAGGGCTATGAGAACCAGTGGAAGACTGCCAACACGACCAACTGGCCGTATTTGGAAGTCAACCCAGACGTTACAGACGGCGCTGGGAACGTATTACCGCTTCCGCAGCGTGCAGCCCCACCGCTACCTCAAACAGGTCTGATACAGGCTAAAATGGGCGCTGGTGAGGACATCAAGTCCACCACCGGCCAGTACGACGCATCGTTGGGTCAACAAGGCAACGAACGGTCTGCAAAAGCCATCGTGGCACGCGAAAAGCAGGGCGATGTTGGTACGTACCACTATGTAGATAACTTAGCCCGTGCGATCCGTCACATTACCCGCCAGCTTGTCGATATTATCCCTAAGATTTACGACACACAGCGCATTGCACGCATCATTGGCGTTGATGGTGAAGTCAGCATGGTCAAAATGGACCCTATGCAGCAAGAGCCTGTCAAGGAAATTCGTGACCAAAATGGCGGATTGATCGAAAAAATCTACAACCCGTCAATCGGCACATACGACGTTATGGTCACTACTGGCCCCGGCTACATGACTAAGCGTCAAGAGGCGCTCGACGCCATGTCAATGATTTTGCAATCCAACCCGCAGCTTTGGACTGTGGCCGGCGATTTGTTCATCAAGAACATGGATTGGCCCGGAGCGCAGGAAATGGCGAAGCGGTTTAAGAAAATCCTTGACCCGAAAGTCTTGGAAGAAGGCGACCAATCACCAGAAGTCATGGCTGCCAAGCAACAGATTGAAGCCTTGTCGCAAGAACTCAACCGCGTCTCTGACATCATGGAGAATATCCAAGATAGCGCAGAGCAGCAGAAAATCTCCATCGACAGGTACAAGGCTGAAGTGCAGGCTTACGAAGCCGAAACCAAGCGTATCTCTGCTGTACAAAACAGCATGACACCTGAGCAAATTCAGGATATTGTCATGGGTACGATTGCAGGCGCGCTGGATACAGGCGACTTGATCGGCGGTTCACCTGAAATGCGCGAAGTACCGCAGATGGACGAACAGATGCAGCAAGCCCCTGAGATGGGCGAACAGCCTGAGATGCCGATGGAAATGCCAATGCAAGAACAAGCCCCTGAAGGAATGATGTAATGAGTTGCGCTGATTTTGTAGGTACATTGTTTCTTGCGCGTGACGTGGCACACTCGACGCATTTGAACACACGCAGCTACGCAAAGCATAAAGCGTTGCGGAAGTTTTACAGTGAAATCATTGATTTGGCGGACAAATACGCGGAAGCGTACCAAGGAAAATATGGCCTAATCGGTCCTATTTCGCTCATGTCAGCTAAGAAAACCAACAACATTGTCGAGTTTCTTGAAGGTCAAGTAGACGAACTGATGGAAATGCGGTATAAAGTCGTCGATAAGGATTGCACCCCAATCCAAAACATTATCGACGAGATTTTTGGGCTGTATTACAGCACACTGTATAAACTGAAATTTCTCGCATAAGGACGCGCTATGGAACTCTTAAACCCACTAAGCAAAGCTGATTATCCTGCATACAGCGTGGCGTATACCGGCACTGCTGGTAACACGTCCACATGGCCTCCCGGCGCGCAGGGCGTTGTGGTCTGGTCGGATCAGGCTTGCTACGTCGAAGTAGGCGTCGGCGCTGTCGCTACGACTGCCAGCACGCCAATCCCGCCATTTACGCCAATTCCTTTTGTGCTGACTGTCAACACGTCGGGCGCGCCTTGGCGTGTGAGCGCAATCCGCGTGACAAACGACGGTACGGTGTACGCCAAGCCGATCAACCGGAATTAATATATGGGGTTTGGTGGCGCCCTTCGTAACGGTATTGCGCTCGGTCTGGGCAGCATTATCTCGTTTTTTTCTGGCTATGGTCCGGATCAAGCGCAGGGCAACCTCGAAACTGAAAACGGAGACAACCTCGTCCAAGAGGACGGCGGATTGTTGCTGCTGGAGTAATTTGATGTCAGTAACCCCCTCACCCATCGGCGGCTTCGCAGCGCAGTTCTTCGACAATAACGGCGTTATCCTGTCGGGCGGCAAGATTTATACCTATGCAGCCGGCACAACTACGCCGCAGGCAACGTATACCAGCGCGTCAGGCGCTACGCCGCACAGCAACCCCATCATTCTGGATAGCGCAGGACGCGTACCGGGCGGTGAGATTTGGCTGACTGACGGTCTGGTCTATAAGTTTGTCATCGAAACAGCGACAGGCATCCTGCTTGGCACTTACGATAACATTACCGGCGTCAACTCGAACTTCGTCAACTACACGGTGCAGGAAGAAGTCATTACGGCCACCGCCGGCCAGACTGTGTTTAACCTTTCGACGATCAATTACACGCCCGGCACTAACTCGCTGACGGTCTACATCGACGGCGTGAACCAGTATGTCGGCGACAGCTATCTTGAAACGGACAGCGACACCGTGACGTTTACGTCTGGCGTACATGTCGGCGGAGAAGTGAAGTTTACGACCGCTATTTCTGTATCTACAGGGGCTGTAGACGCATCAGATGTCGGATATTCCCCACCCTTTACAGGTAGTGTTGCTACTAACGTCGAAAATAAATTAGCCCAGTACGTCTCGGTTAAGGACTTCGGCGCTGTTGGCGATGGTGCGGCTGATGATACGGCTGCTATTCAGGCTGCGGTTAACAACGGCGTGGCGGCTGTATATGTCCCTGCGACAACAACATATTACAAAATTACTGACGACATAACCGTACCAAACGGCGTCACGGTTTATGGCGATGGCTGGGATAGTCTTATCCAGCAAGTTACACTGAACAAAGATGTATTTATCGCGGGTAACAGCAATACGTTTCGTGCGCTTCGCATGAAAGTTGCGGACGGAAACGACACTGATTTTGTAAACTGCGTTTATGCGTCTGCGGTAAACAATCTATCTGTGTTGGATTGCTTTCTAGAACTGGGCGATCTCGGCGGCGTCGGCGTTCACATCCGCAATGTTCAAAACAGCGTAGTTCGTGGCAACCGTATCTATGGCGGTAAGTTTACGTCAGGTGTTTCGACGGCAGCTTCAGCATCAGATATTTTACTTTACTCGTCAGGAGCATCGGAACGTCACATCATAGACGGCAATTTCTGCCTGTCTAATAACAGCCAAGGCATTTTTATTGACGCTCTTGGGTATGACGGCGACATTTTGGTATCCAACAATACTTGCGTAACGCTTGACACTACAACCTGCACGGAAACAGGGACGTGGGCGTTGGCCGCAACCGGCGGAAACAGGCGGCATGGGATTGTTATCGGTTATAACTCAAGCACAGTTTCCGGCCCCCGCACCGTTGTGTCAGGAAATGTTTGCCGCAACACACGCTGGACAGGCATTTATAAGCAAGGCGTTTCGTCTGGTCCCGTTATCATTGCTAATAACATTTGCGATCTAAACGGCTATGACACGGCCAATACTCTTTCTGGCGGAATCTATTTTGTCCAGTCTGGCTACGAAGAAGTTGTCGGAAATTATATATCGCGCTTTCAAAATACAAACGTAAACACAGGCGGCATCACTGTTAATGCTACTACTGCTCCTGTTATCTCCGCGTCAATACGCAGCAACACTGTCCAAGGGTCACTTGGCAAAGGCTTAGTGCTTACGACCAACAGTGCTTTTGTAGAAGTTGCGGACAACACATTCTTGAGCAATGTCGGTAATGACATTAGTGTGGTCCCAAATGCTGGAAACGCAAACATTGCAGGGCATAACATTGTTCGTAATCGTATTGTTCGCACGTCTGGTAGCGCCGTTACCGGTATTGCAATAGATATGCAGGCTTCAACGCGCACTTTGGTTGTCAAAGGAAATCGGATTACTGGAAATGACAACACAACGGTGAGCGATCAAAACGCCGGAATTAGAATTTCATCGCAAACTGAAAATGCCCGCATAATTGATAACGAAATAGATAATTTCTACTACGGCTTCTATGCAGCCCAATATTATACTACCGGACGATCACCTAACTATATATACGAACGCAATACGTTCCGCGATTGCAACACTGGGTTTATGATTTCGGGAACTACTGGAAACCACACTATCCCGCTTGTAGACAACCGCTTCATTAATGTCACGACACAAGTGTCAGGAGCTGCTCTGGGCGGCGCTACTGTTGGACGAATTGTGACTCGACTAGGTGATAAGTTCACATGGCAAACTACTGCTGCTCCCGCAACGGGCGCATGGGATGTCGGAGATCAGTCTGCGAACAGCACACCTGCGGTTGGTCAACCTAAAGGTTGGATGTGTACGGTAGCGGGAACCCCCGGAACATGGGTAAGTACTGGCAATCTATAAAGGATTTTAATAAATGGCCGACAAGAAAATTTCTGCATTAACCGCATCTGCTACCCCCTTAGCGGGGACGGAAGTTTTACCGATTGTGCAGGGAGGTAGCACCGTCAAGGTTTCGGTTGCCGATCTTACGGCGGGGCGATCTGTAAGCTCTAGCAGCGTAGCCAACGGCTTAGGCACGGCAGCGTTACCTTCTTACACATTTACTGGTGACACCAATACAGGTATGTGGTCGCCGGGGGCGGACTTAATTGCGTTTAGCCAAGGCGGGACGGAGCGCCTGCGTATAGTTGGTTCAGGTTTAGAAACATCATCCATTGCGGCTACGGGAAATATTACCTCTACAGGAACTGGCGCGGTTGGGTCTAACTTAAGGCTAATTGCAGCCGCTGCTAGCCCCAACATTCAGTTTCTCCGTACAGGCTATGAAAACTGGTATATGGGGTCACCCAACAATAGTACCGATTTGTATATTTCCGCAGGTAGCGCGGCAACATATCGTATGTATTTTGCCTCTGGCGGAAATGTCACTGTTTCTGCGGGCAACCTCGTAATTGGCACTACTGCCAAAGGCATCACCACAGGCAGTTCCATTCCACTGGGCTTTGGCGTAAACAACACTGTTACGGCCATGACGATTGACACTGCCAGCAATCTCGGCGTTGGTACAGCATCGCCAGCTACTCGCGTACACGCTCAGTCCAGCGCGTCTAACACGACAGTTCGCGCTACATCAGAACTTTCAGGTTCTTTCTATTATTCTGGCTTTGAAGTAAACCGATCTGGAACCGCTGGCGGCGCTCTTATGCGTGCATCGCGTGATGCGGCGCAAGGCGGCGCTGGCTGGGAATGGCTGGTTACTGCTGACAACGCAGCCGAAGTCTCCGGCACATACACGAACGGTATGACGCTAGACACGCTTGGCAACTTAAAAGTTGCTAACTCAATATCCGTTGGCACTACAGGAACAATTTTTTCTGAACCCTATTCAGTCCCCGGAAACATACAGACATGGTTTGTTAATAACGGTTCTATTAATGATACCTATATCTCTAGCGATACCGCGCAACGCTTTCGGGTACTCAGCGGTGTAGGATACCAATGGCAACTTGCTGGCTCTGGAACTGCTGGAAATGCAATTTCATATACTACAGCCATGACTCTTGATTTGTCTGGAAACCTTGGAATTGGCACAACTACACCCGCCGCAACGGCTATCCTTGACGTTCAGTCAACGACAAAGGGTGTGCGTTTTCCAAACATGACTAGCACCGAAAAGAACGCAATTACACCTTCGGCTGGAACTGTTGTTTTTGACACGACACTTTCAAAACTCTGTGTTTATTCGGGCGCTGCTTGGCAGACTATAACTTCGATATAAAGGTTTTAACATGACGCTGACCAAAGCCACATATTCGATGATTAAGTCTGCTCCAGCAAACGTGCTGGACTATGGCGCTGACTCTACTGGCGTTGCAGACAGCACGGCAGCTTTCGTTGCTGCGGTTGCGGCAAACTTAGAAGTGTTTGTGCCTGAAGGCGTGTATAAAGTTACTGCGCCTATTCAGTTGCGCCCCGGCCAACACGTTTTTGGCTCGAACGGCGGCGAGTTTGATGATGGCTCTATAATCAATAACGTTGTTGTTGGCAGCGGTATTTTTCAAATGGTTCAGGATGTTACCGCTCCATCTCAACAGATTGACGGCGTTACCATTGAAAATCTGCGTCTTTCGGCTGATTTTCCAATTCGGCTTAACGACGAAACCAAAACGATTGCCGAAGTCGGCCCTACACCGTTTATCATGAAGCCTGTCATCCGTAGCTGCTCTCTGATTGCCCGTTCAGACGGTGTCGGCACTGGCATTTCCATGAGTAAAGTATTCGGCTTTGTAATCGAAAACTGCAAAATTCAACGTTTTGACATTAACTTAATGATGCAGGGCTGCGACATTGGCCGTGTAGTTGTAAACAGGATTGCATACGCTACCAGCTATAACATCCTTGAAATCAGCACAGGCACTTTCGGTTCGCAAAACCATATCGAAAACAACGATATTTTGGTTATGGCCGACGCTGGCGGAACTCACATTAAGACCTGTTCTCTCCATGTGCGGCTTTACAATAACTATATCGAACAGGCTGCTGGTGAACCAGCCGTCGGCGCTATTGATATGACGAACATTGGATGCCCGCAATATGGCGCAAATGTTCCTGCGTCACCGTTCACGATTGTATGTGTAGACAACCGTACAGACGGACAAGGTGAGTACACTGACTTCGTATTTTATCTGGATGGCGACACCCCAGCACGCAGTGTTAAACTGTATGATCCGGGGACAACAGGTGTTCCGGCGGTTGAAGGAAAGCTGTTAAAAATTGAAGGCAGCTATCTTAGCCTTGTGTTTAACCCAACGCATACAGCCAACTATGATATAGTTGTGCCTTCAACCACAAACTATAACGGCTTTCGCAACACTGAACGCGCTGTCGCCACTCTCACTGGCGCAACGCTGAGTGCGTCAAATGTAGCCCCGAACGCAGGATTTTTCACAAATGACGCTGGCGAAGAATGTGGATATAATGGGAGCGACTCTATAGTCATTAAACCGACTATGACAGGGGCTAACTCACCTTTCTTTGTTATGCTGCCAAAGGTGAGCGCAACCGTTTTGCATCCGCTTCAAGTCGGTGTAAGCTATGAAGTTTACATTACCGCTCGGTCACCGTCATCTGAAACGCTAAACGCTTCTTACGCTGTCGGCTTCGGCGCTGGTGGCCCGTTGACCGCCGTATCCTTGTTACCAAGCTACACAACAACGCTGGTCGGCACTGTAGTTGCACCCGCTGTTAGCAGCCTGTTTGGTGCTTATTTTACCCGCGCAACAACGACGGCGGATATTTTCGTGCAATCAATCGAATTTGTCCGCGCTTAACGGATATTGCCAGACTGCAATACATAGATTTAATATCCAGCCAAATAGCTGGGCTGGAAACAGGAGAATGAAAATGGCCTTAGAAAAAAATGTATTAGCCGATAGCATTGAAGTTTTTGAGGAGGGTGCAGTGCAAGTCCGCACAAAGACCGCCATTCTCGAAGACGGTGAACAAATCAGCGTTACATTCCACCATCACGTTGTCGCCCCCGGCGATGACTACAGCGCCCAAGATGCACGCGTACAAGCTGTCTGCGCCGCAATACACACTGCCGAAGTGATAGCTGCGTATGCAGCAAAGCACCCAAAAATTGCGCCAGAAACACTACCAGAAGTAGAAGCGTAACAAGATTGCCAGACTGCATCAAATGATGTAGTCTAGCCACCAACCGTACTGATGCGGCTCATCAGGAACTCTCTAAGGGTTAAACATGGACGATAATGTCTTTACCGAAGCGGATGCCTCCGCGCCAGAACTCGAAGCCACGGCAGCAATCGAGCCTGTAGAAAACACGACGCCGGAAGAGCAGTCTGCTGAGCAGGAAGCACCCAAGACCTTCACACAAGAAGACTTGGACGCCATTGTAGGCAAACGACTCGCAAGAGAGCAGCGTAAATGGGAACGCGAACAGGCTCAAAGAGCAGAGGAAATGCAGGCACGGCAGCAGCCGATCCACGACATAACCCCTGATCAATTTGAGACTTATGAGGATTACGCAGAGGTTTTGGCCGAACGTAAAGCCGAAGAACTGCTGGCACGCCGTGAAAAGGACAGCCAGCAACGTGCAATGCTAGAGTCTTATCACGAACGTGAAGAGGCGGCGCGGGACAAATATGACGACTTTGAACAAGTCGCATACAACCCCAACCTTCCAATCACCGACGCGATGGCACTAGCAATACAAGCGTCCGATATTGGTCCCGACGTGATTTATCACTTAGGGCTTAACCAAAAAGACGCCCAGCGTATTTCGCGTATGGACCCCATTTTGCAAGCTAGGGAAATTGGTATGATCGAGGCGCGGCTTACAGCCGAACCTACGCTCAAAAAAACATCCAACGCCCCGGCACCGATTGCACCTGTCACTGCCCGCACCTCTGGTGCGCCGACATTTGATACGACAGACCCACGGGCCGTAAAGTCCATGAGTACGTCAGATTGGATTGAGGCAGAACGGCTACGGCAGATCAAGAAGTTCGAGGCACAACGCAACAGATAATTTAGGATTATTACCATGTCTAACTCGATTTTAACAATCGACATGATCACGCGCAAGGCGCTTGAGATTCTCGAAAACAACCTTGTTCTTACACGTAACGTAAACCGTCAGTACGACGACAGCTTTGCTGTTGAAGGTGCCAAGATCGGTTCAACCCTGCGTATCCGTCTTCCAGACCGCGCACTTGTAACTGATGGCGCAGCCCTTCAGGTACAGGACGACAACGAGCAGTTCACAACTCTGACCGTTGCCAACCAGAAGCACATCGGCGTTAACTTCACCACTGCTGAATTGACCATGCAGTTGGACGATTTCGCAGAGCGTGTTCTGAAGCCACGTATCTCGCAGCTTGCTTCGAGCATCGACGCTGACGTTGCAAACTCGTTCTTGACCATCGGTAACACTGTCGGCACGCCCGGCACTACGCCAGCTACTTCGGCTGTTCTTCTTGCTGCACAGCAGAAGCTGAACGAAAATGCTGCCGTGATGTCGCCACGTTATGCCACCGTCAACCCAGCCGCAAACGCTGGTTTGGTCGAAGGCATGAAGGGTCTATTCAACCCAACCGACACGATCAGCAAGCAGTTCAAGAACGGCATGATGGGTACTGGCGTACTTGGTTTCGACGAAATCAATATGTCGCAGTCCATCAAGCAGTTCACCACTGGTACGCGCGACGCAACTGGCGGTTCGACTTCGGCTGCTGTAACGGCAGAAGGCGCAACCACCATCGCCATCACTGGCGCTGGCGCTAACGACACCGTCAAGGCTGGTGACGTGTTCACTGTAAACGGTTGCTTTGCTGTCAACCCACAGACCCGTGAAAGCACAGGTTCGTTGTTCCAGTTCGTTGCATTGGCTGATGTCTTGCTCAACGGCTCTGGCGCAGGCAGCATCACTGTTGCACCGATCTACTCGGCTGGTCACGCGCTTGCTACCGTCAATGCACTGCCTGCCAACAGCCAAGCAGTTGTGTTCGTTGGTGCATCCAACTCGCAATACGCGCAGAACCTCATCTACCACAAGGATGCCATCACCTTCGCAACCGCCGACCTTCTGCTCCCACAAGGCGTAGATATGGCTTCGCGTCAGGTACACAACGGCATCTCGCTTCGCGTTGTTCGTCAGTACGACATCAACAACGACCGTATGCCTTGCCGTATTGACGTTCTGTATGGCTACAGCACGATCCGTCCGCAAATGGCCGTCCGGATGTGGGGCTAATTTAAACATGGCCCTCGGTTCGCCGGGGGCCAAACTTTTTAAAGGATTTTTATCATGGCTATTCTACCTAATGGCGCCGGCGGTTATCAAGTTGGCGACGGCAACCTCGGCGAAGTCACGCTGGGCGTATCCGCAATCCCTACTGCGTACACCGCAGGTGTTACGCTGACCACTGCCGATTTGGCTGGTGGCGCAGTTGTATACACGTCAAGCAGCACTGCTGACCTTGCGCTTCCTGCTGTTAGCGTTGTTGACGCTGACGTTAGCAGCGCCAAAGTTAACTCGTCGTTTGAGTTTGCTTTGATTGCTACCAGCACTGGCGTTCCTACCATCACGGCTGGCACAGGCTGGACGTTGGTTGGTTCCGGCGCAGGCGTTGCATCCAAGAGCGTATTGTTCCGTGCTGTTAAAACCAGCGCGACAACGTACAACCTGTACCGCATCGCTGGCTAATAGGTTTGCCCCGGCTACGGTCGGGGCATCCTTTTCAGGAGAAAATCAATGGCTAATACACAA